CCTGAACGATCAGTTCCGGTGTGCTCTGGATCGGGTCCAGCCAGTCGGCGCCCGGATTGAAAAGAAGCATCTCAATCGGCACGAGATCAACGACCGGCTTGTCTTCTGACACGTCGATGATCTCTTCGGAGACCCGCGCCTTCTCCATGAAGGGCTGGCCTGTCCTGAAGTCGATTACCGGCTGACCATCCCGGCTCACTGCCGGCCGCTCGATCTCTCGCTCTTCGATCCGTGTTTTGGCCTTGTAGCTCCATGATGCCTTTGAAGCGCACATGCCCATTGTCTGGGTCTGCTGGCGAGCCGCAAGCACGATCTGCAGCCAGGGAACGCCGGCGCGCAAGGTCTTGTTGTTGAGGCGCTGGTTCAGCAGCTCCTTCATCAGCGCTGCATTGGCCCGCTGTTTCGGGTCCATCTCGTCGCTGGCTTCGGTTGACATGACATCAGCCGACGAAAACAGCGCGATATGGGTTGCGATCAGGTTCTTGTGTACCGCGGCCCGGGTCTTCGGCTTGAAATACTTCGACCGGTTCTTGTACTGATTGCGCAGGTATTTCGAGCGGCCATGATGCTGCGAACGGAAAGCTGCCTCGCTCTCCTCCCACTGCTGCATCACCGCGACCTGCTGGTAATTGCGGGCCCGACGCTTGGCTGTGCCGAGATAGGTCAGGATTTCCAGATCCGACAGGTCGAGGCCTTCCGGCTCATCCATAGGCAGGCCGTCCGCATCCACTCCGTCATCCATGTAGGCGCCAACAGCTTCAGCCACGGCGCTATAGTCCGGGCCAAGCGTGGGCTCCAGCGGATCACGGTTTACGTCTACCGGCATTTAAACGCCTCTTTCGCCACTGGCTTTGCATCTTCGTATTGCTGCCAGTCCTCCAGCGCCTTGCGTGGAAGTCCGCAGCGTTCCAGCATCTCGCCGCCAGCCCGGATCAGAGCCGCGGGTACGTCCTGCTCTGTCGGAGCGATGTACATGCAGGCGCCGTTGACCTGACCCATGAGGAGATGATCGATGCGGAAAGACTGATCGGTGATATTGAAATCGACCTGGAACAGGTGATGCGGGTATTCAGCCCAAAGGATGCCTCGGGCCCACTCTTCGCAATGGGCTTTCAGGGCGCGTTCCTGCTGGATATGGCGTGGGAGAATGAGACCCATCAGATGGCTTCCTGCTTCGGCTCTACCGGCTTCATCCGGCCTGCCCAGCGCGACACAGCGCCCATGAACAGCTTGTATTCCATCGCGTCCACGATGCTGCCTTCGTCTATCCGGGGCAGAAACAACGACACAGCCGTATCAGGCACGCCGATGAGCTTGCTGTTGAGGTTCATTTAAAATCCTGCGAGCGTTTTGCGATTACGGCCAGATATTCGTCTGCCGGCGTGTCCCCGCGATCGAGATTGCACGGCATACAGCTTAGGACCATGTTACTGGTCGCGTTCTTTCGCCCGCCCATTGACTGCGGAACAATGTGGTCCACAGTCGCTAGGTTCATGGGAATAGGCCAGACATTCGGGTCGTTTGAAACGTCGCGGCTGCACCAGAAGCACCGGCCCTTATCTCTGGCGAAAATGAACTCTCTGCGCTGCCGTCTGCGTTGCGCGGTCCTGCTGGAGCCGCTGGCTTCAAAGAGGTTCATGCCTACTCGCCGTTCTCCTGGTAGACATTGTCCCGATGGTCGATGAACACCCGCTTGGAGAACCGATAGGCCTCCAGATAATTGCGGTCCTTGATCCATTCCGGGTCGAGCCGCCAACTGATCTGGTCGAGGGTTTCTTCCTTCTGGCGGACTACCGTGGGCGTCATGTTGTTGAAGGCCATTAGCCGCGACCCCCTGCCCCATTCCCGTCAAACCGATAGCCAGCGCTAGTCCATCCTCGGAGAGGCAATGCATCCGTGTCCTTCGGAAACTCCGATAAAGGAACCGTGCCGCCTTGCGCCATGACGACGGGGCCTGCGTGCCTCCCGCCCATGACCCATTTGCCAGTGAGTTCTTTCAGTTGAGCCTTTGCCGCGTCCGTCAGTTCGCGGGTCACTCCATCCTCGCACAGCCAATTCTTGTAGTGTGCGGCGCCAGTCTCCCGTTGAGAGATGCCATCAGGGCTTGATAGCGTCGGCTCTTTGTTCGGGTCGGCGCAAAGGGTCTCTTCAATGTCTGCATTGCGAGAGTGGACGAAACGCTTCCATTCTGTCGGTGCGAACCCAATCGGCAAACTCTTGCCGTCCCTGCCAATGACATTCAGGACGCCGCCGTGCGTAACCTCAGCCGTCGCAGACTTGAACGCCCATCTGTTGCCATCGGGTAACCGGATGGTAACGCCCCAAGCAGTCGGAACATGTTCAGACATAACTCACTCCTCCAGCGCGTCATTCAACGCAGCCGCCTCATTGGTTTCATTCATCGATGCCGGTGTTGTTGCCAGATCGTAAATCCGGCTCACCGCATCGCTCATGTCGTCGTGAACCGCGTTCGGGAAGTCTTTCAACTCCTCCATCAGAGCGTAGGTGACATCGTAAAGCTGTCCGCTCTCGTCCTTACGCTTGATCGGCTGGGCTACCCGCCAGCCCTCGCCCATGTTCGTAACCCGCGCCTGCGAGCTTGTAGGGCCTTGTGAGCGGCGCCAGGTGAAGCCGTGCTCCTCCCCGGTCCAGTAGCAGTCACCGCCCTCCTCCCGGCGCCATACCGTGGCCGGCAGAAAGAACCGTGCGCCCTTGAAATCAGGCTCCAGACGCTGAATGCGATCCTCTTTCGAATGCCCGCCCTGCCGCGGCCAGTTGACTTCCGTGATCGGAAAGTGTGCAGCCTCAATCTCCTGCCGCTCTTTCATGTAGGCGATGTCGGACTGCATGCCGTATTTCTCGTAACCCACATCCACATTCTGAATGCCGGGTGCACGGGCCCATTTCTTCCACAGGCCCTTGAGATTGGTCCATCGCTCCGACAGGCTCATCCGGTGGCAGAATCCATCCAGAAAGAACTTGTTGCCGTTTGCGTCGATGCCAATCACAGCCATTGCCGTGCGGTCGGACTTGGTTGTTCGCCCCTCGGATGGGTCAACGATGATGCCGAGATTAAGTGTCCGCGGGCGAACCTCATATGGAAAGAAACACTCAGCCGGGAATGCCGGGTTCTGGCTAAGCCGTGGGTCCTGCATGTACTGAGACGAGAAGGTTTTCCCATCCCGCCGCAGCGTGTCGATCTGAACCGATGTGTGCTTCAGCTTCCACAGCGGGCCAGCCGGCAATCCATGTTCGATCGGAACGCCGTAGGTGTAATCCGCCGGATACTTGGCCTCTGGATCGATGTTGATCGGCAGAATGAGATGGTGCCACTTTTCACCGGACCCGCCTCGCAACAGATACCCGGAGAAGTCATCAGCGTGCAGCCTCTGCATCACCACAATGACCGGCACGTCCTCATGCGCCAGACGGCTCTTGAAGGTGGTGTGCCAGCGATTGTTGATAAACCGGCGCTGCTCATCATACCCGGCATCGTCAGGCTTCAGCGGGTCATCGATCACCAGTGCGCCGGTAAACCCAGGCTCTGCCAAGATACCCGCACGAAAGCCCGTGATAGGCTCCCCGGACGATGCAGCGCGAAGATGACCGCCGGCCGATGTCTTCCAAAGCCCCTTGTTCTTCGCGTCCGCCTTCAGTTCAACACCGAAATGGTTCTGGAAACTCGGCAGATAAATCATGTCGCGGATGGCGAGAGAGTTATCCAATGCGAGCTGCTGCGAATATGAAGCGTGGATAAACCGGGATCGCGCATTGATCGCAAACCCTCGGGCAATCAGCATCTTCACCGCTAGTTCTGTCTTGGAGTACCCAGGCGGCACATTGATAATCAGGCGGGTGATCTCGCCGGCAAATACCCGGTCAAGCGTGTCGCTGATAATCTCGTGATGCGGGCCAAACTCAAACCGCTGCCCCTGCACCTCCTGAAAGAAGTGCTTTGTAAACGCGGTATGGGACGAGAGGATAAGCTTGTGTTCGGCTACCCGCTCAATCTCAGTCTTCCGGCTCTCCTTCTCCATCCTGATCGCCGTCAACAAGTCCGATCTGGATAAGTGCGCGTTCAAGGACTTCTAGCTCCTGGGTGGTCATGCCTTTGAGGCGGGTGACATCGACCACCTGCAGCGGCCCACCACGTGGACCGGCAACCTGTTTCTTATCGATCAGCAGCCCGTGAAGTTTTGCCTTGCCCATTGTGGCGCTCACAGCAGCCGCGTGCTGGCCGGCAGTCGCTGCCCCTAGTCGGGCCTCTTCAAGCTCATCCGTGAGGCTCTGGATGGTTACCAGGGTCAGATCAGCGCCTTTAGCCTGCAGTTCTCGCGCCCGCTCAAGGATGCTTTCATTTGCTTTCATTCGAGTGGCGTTGCCGCGATTGGCTGAGTAGCCTGCCTCTACATACGCTTCATCCGCCGTCGCACCCCTTGCGAGGGCCTGAGCGAACCTCTCGTGCTTTGCATTGTCTAGGACTGGCACGCCGGGACCATGATCGCGCGCGGCGACTCTTTCATCCAAAACCAGCGGCGCCGTTGGACAACAAGATGATTGCTGGTGACGCCCACAGTCTTCCATGCGCCGAGAGAAACAACGCTATCAGGCTGCTGCGTCGGGATGGGAAAACCTTC